CATAAGGACTATCCTTGCTCGGGCGTCAGGGCTTCCATCTCGTCAACAAACCGCTGAATCCCTTGTTGTGCGGCTATATTATCGGATTGCGCCATGATTTCATAGTGGCGGACATAGTCATATGGGGCCTGGCCCCAAACTTCCACCCGAAAATGCCCAATTGTCTTGGGCGTGTTGGGCTTAATAACGTCAACAGTTGCACTTGCCAATACTCGGGCCATAACTTCCCCCTGCTTAAGGCCGCAAGTATACTAGCTTTTTATTAAATTGGATAGAGTGCTTGCCATTGGTTGTTACCCTTGAACGCCATGCTGTCCGTCAGGTCAGATTGGAACTCCTCACCACGCATGATAGCGCCGGTTTCACGCAAATGCCGCATAGCCATACTGACGGTATCAACCAAATCGTCATGTTTTGCTTTAGGAAATTGCGCAACTTGAGTAATAACCATCTCTGCCCACTGTTTAAGTGGCGCGTATACTATGCCTTCAGCAAATAAATGCTGTACAGAATACAATCTTGCAAGTTTATCTTGGCTTTTAGGGTCAAACATATGCACCCCAAACTTCTCATGCCCATACATTCTACGTATTTCTTGGGCTACAGAGTGACCTGCGGCTTTGTTTTCTATTAACAATGTGTCTACTTTTAGTTTTCGGCATGTTTCGGATACTTTAGATACTAGGTCATGGAGTTCATAGCGCCCCTGCCAGGCATCCATGAGCATTACTTTAGGTGCAATTTCAGAATACTGGCGGGTATATTCAGATCTAGCACCATCTCGCGATATAACGTGGTGGGGCGCTTGCACCATACTGTTGTCAGAAAACACTCCCCAGACCGTCATGGCGGATGGGTCGTTTTCTGTCTTGGTGGTGTAGGCGGTATCCAGCGTTGCGATGATAAGGTCCATATTGGGATAGAAGTTACCTTCCCATGGTTGCCACCATTCGCGCTTGATGATGCCGCCGCCTTTTGGTTCGGGACGTTGTTGAAGTTGACCGGCTGCTGCCCATGGGCCTAGCTGGCGCTCTAGGATATTGACTTCTTCCTCACCAAAACGATCTGGCCAGAGGAGCAGGCCTTCCCGGTCCTCCAGTTCTACTTGGGCGTCTGGGCTGACAGGGATACGTTCCCCGTAACGGTTTACCTCAACTAGTGGCTCGGCATCTGCATCCAAACCACGAGGATCATTCCACCCGATAGACGTAACGCTGTGGCGTTGCCACTCGTATCTCATCGGCAGGCATAGATGCGTCCATTCACCCTGGTCTTTTGAAAGAATGTGCCCGGTAAGGTCTTCTTCTGAAAGCCTCTGTTGGATGACCACGAATGCGCCGGTTTTGGGATCGTTAAGACGGGTTGAGAGCGCAGAGTCCCACCACTCAATCGTGCTGGCAATGGTAGCCTCGGAGAAGGCTTCTTGCGCCGCATTAGGGTCATCGACGACAATGATCGAACCACCCTCCCCGGTAAGCGCAGATCCCACCGAGGTAGAGAGACGCGAGCCATTTTTGTCATTGTCAAACCTGCCTTTAGTGTTCTGGTCGGATGTCAGCTTAAACCTGTCGCCCCACAATTCACGATACCATGGCGATTCAATGAGGCGGCGGCACTTGACTGAGTCGCGCAATGAAAGCTGTTGGGCATATGAGGCATGTAGGAATTGTACCCCCGGACCAGAAGTAGGGCTGATTTGGGATTGCGCCCATACCCAGGCGGGGAACGCGCACGAAGTGATAGACGACTTCCCCATGCGGGGCGGGATGTTAATGATCAGGCGGCGGATCTCGCCGTCAGCCACGGCTTGTAGATGTTCAGCGATTGCCTCAATAGGCCAACCTTCTGTGAAGGGTGAGGCATCGATGTATTTCCATGCATGCTTGAGGAACGTGTATAGACTTTCCTCGCAATCGGCTCGATCTAACTCAAGCAGAGCTTTTTCAATATCAATTTGCTGGCCATCAAGGTTGAGGGTTGTCATTCTACCTTATCCAACGATTCAAGTTGATCGTTTAATTGTTTATTTTCACTAATCAATTGTTCGATCAGCCACCGCACAGATTCCATGGCGGCGACCTTTTTCTCTTCTTGTTGGCCGTTTTCTTTCTCAAGAGCGCGGAGCACGGGCATCAATTGGAGGTAGACCCCAGCCAGGCCGTATCGTTCTTTGAGTGAGTACAATCCACTTGTCATAGCTCGGGTGCAATCTTGTAAAAGTCCATTTCAGGGTGGTTGACCAGCGCATTTCCGTACATTTGGTCAAAACCGTAATGGTAGATGACCATGCCTGGTATCCATTTGCCTAGCAGAAGCCTGGCCTTCCACCGGCGTTTAGAAATGTTTTTTTTGCGCATAACGGCCCCCTGTTTGAAAAGAGTATAGCAAATTGTTTACTAATATGCTAGTCTGTTTTTAATTGATAGGGGGCTACATGCTTACGCGCCGTTTTTTTCTTGGTGGGTTGATAGCGGCTCCGGCTGTTGTACGGGCAAGTAGCTTGATGATCATTAAGCCCCCGCCATTTGAGCCATATCTTGAAGTAATCAAAACATTAAAAAATGATACAACAATAGTTACGGCAAGAGTTTTTGGTAATCCCGCAAATATTGAAACTTGGTGGGATATGAGAACTGCAATGCAAGGATGGACTGGCCCACATTATGCAACGGTTGATTCTATCCGATATGTAACTGAAAAAAAAACATATGAACACGGGGACTATAGTTGGGTGCCAATTGACCCAAAAGTTGCTCAGTTAAAAGAAAAGTTCAACAACAGCATAAATAATGCTTAGATACCTAATGTTTCCCGTGAAACATTTCTATTCGCTTGGTGTTTGTCCGTGCCAAGATTAGCCACGAAGCTCTGCAAAAGGGGCAACGGACTTTAAATTTTTGATCGGGTGTAGTTCAACTGGCAGAACATCGGATTTTGATTCCGGCAATCCTTGTTCGAATCAAGGCACCCGAACCAAACAGGAGATCAGCATGGAATGGGAACCAATAGAGACAGCACCAAAAGATGGGCGTTGTATTTTGGGTTATTTCAACGACCTCGAACAGGGACCTTTCTATCAATTAATAGGATGGGACGTTTGCGCTGAAATAATGAAACGCAAACCTGCATGGCGAAATTGTTGTAATGAGCCCTGGGAAGGATTTACTCACTGGATGCCATTGCCGGAGCCACCAAAATGAATTGGCACCCTATTGACACCGCACCCAAGGAAGACAGCGAGATCCTGGTTTGGGATAACGGTTTCGTCTGGATGGCATATTGGGAACCGGAAGACGGGACCTGGAACGTGCTGGGCTACAACATGGTCATAGACCCTAGCCATTGGATGCCGGTACCTGAAGGGCCGGAGCCCGAACCAGAAGTGACCGGGTAGGGTTTCTAAAAAACCGCACACGTTCTTTGGTTGGGACGCAGCAACCATCCATACCTAGTACCTACCTATAAAGGGGAGGTAAACACATACACACGCCTATGATGGTACCTATGACCGGGGGGGGTAGGGGGTACCTGTATGGGGGGAGGGTATAAACCGCCGCATACACTGGCAATTGCAGGGGAGGGGTTTGGTACCTAAACCCCCGGGGGCCTTTTGTGGACAGGTGGGCAGGCGGGAGTCCGATCAGGGTACCTTGAGCGTGGCCTATGTTTCACATGAAACATTGTTGAGCGACTCAAGTATGTTTCACGTGAAACACTGCGTCGTTCCCGGTTTGTTCACGGTTTGTTCCGCGCCAACATGAACGTGGCTAATGTTTCACGTGAAACATTCCTGGTTTGGTCTCTATTTGTTCTCTATCTGTTCTCGTGCCTGCAATAGCATAGTACGTAGGTTCTCTCTCTGTTCCGAACCAAGCGACCGCCCGTCTATCGTAAGACTGTTATTCGTCACATTGACAGTCGCGGGCGCTGGAATATCGCGTTGTGGCGCATATTGGCCAGGGTTCAGGCGCTCCGCGTACCATTTCAGCGTATCAACTAACAGCCTGGCCGCTCCGACTCTCGCCGAATCAATATCGGTTTCTTCCATTAATGACCTAGACCTAGACAATGCTTCAGAGAAAGCTGATTCGGCCAGGGCGTAACGCGCGCGCGCGAATATGCTCCGCAATTCAACCGATTCTTCCCCCTCTCGCTCCATCCATCCATAAAATGTAGAAGGTGCAAGATTCTCCGCTTGCAACGCATCCGACGTTGTTTCGCCTCTCGCCATACGCTCACAGATGGCCATGAAAGCTTCCCTGCTATAGGGTTTTCGCTTGTATTCCTTTTCCCTTGCTTCCCTGTTAGCTTTCACTTCAGGTAGGATAGCTTGAAGCTGCTCTCTATGTTCTTTTCCTGAATATCTCTTTTCACCTTTAGCCATTG